ATGCCGCCGGTCGCGTGATCTCCCAGACCATCCAGATCCTCGCCGAACCCAACGACGAAGAACCAGCGCTGCTCTCGCGCTCCGATGTCGTCAGCCTGCTGACCCCCCTCGAAGGCAATCCCGATCCGCTTGCCATGCGCGTGGACGACGCGTTCCTCGTCTTACCAGACATGGCTCGGCGCCCCTGGACCGGCCCTTGGTCCGGACCGTGGCGCGAGCCCATCCCACACAACCTCACGCAACTGGAGTCCTGACCATGCCTGCAAAGCAGCTCGATGGCCGCATCGCTCAAGCCGAACTGATCGCCGCCCAGCCCATCTACCTCGCCTGGGGCACCGGCAACCCGGCATGGGATGAACTGCCCGAACCCGAGCCCGTCGAGGTCACCGCGTTGGTGGCCGAGATCGGCCGGCGGTTGGCCACCCAGGTCGGCTATGTATTGCCCGACCCCGGCGGCGCCATCGAGACCCCACAGGGCAACTTCGCCTTGTCCGTCGAGCCCACGCGCTACCTCTACGTGCGCACCGTGTTTGGATTCGACGACGCCCCCGATGCGCACATCCGCGAACTGGGTCTCTTCATTGGCTCGGTGCCGGTCGATGGCCTGCCTGAAGGGCAGCGCTACTTTGCCCCGGCGGAGATCGCACAGAGCGGCCGAATGCTGCTGCTCGATCGCTCACAGAACTTTCAGCGCAACGGTGCCGTTCGCCCCGCCTTCGAATACGTCATGCCCTTCTGAGGCCGCACCATGACCCAATACAACCGCTTCGACCCCACCAACAACTTCGACCAGATCCGCTTTCGGGCGGATCGTGTGCTGCAATCGGCCGAACTCAACGAGCTGCAATCTGCCGCAACGCATCGCCTGCGCGGCATTGCCGATGCGCTCTTCAAGGATGGAGACGTGATCCGCGATGCGCGCATCGTGGTCGATGCCGATACCGGGGCGACCTACTGCGAGTCCGGTGCGATCTACCTCTCCGGGGCCGTGCGCGGGGTCACCCCGGCCGACCTGATGATCCCTGTCGTTGGGGTGGTCAATGTCGGCCTCTATCTGCAATCTGATGTTGTCGACGAGATCGACGATCCGAACCTGCTGAATCCCGCTGTGGGCACGCGCGGCTATATGGAGCCGGGCGCCGAGCGGCTTCGGGTCACCCCCGTCTGGGGCTACGGGGGCGACGGCCAAACTGGCGAGTTCTTCCCCGTGTGGGTGGTTGAAGACGGCTATGTGCGCGCCAAGGAACCACCGCCCAACCTCGATGCCGTCACCCAGGCACTGGCCCGATATGACCGTGACAGCGCAGGCGGTACCTACATTGTGTCGGGCCTGTCGGTGGCGATGACGGCAGACCTGCCGACTGGCCAGCAGGTCTATACACTCTCGGAAGGCCGCGCCCGTGTGGCCGGCTATGCGATCGAGCAAGCCGCCGGCCGGCGCATTGTCTACGACGCCCAGCCTGACTTGCGATTTATCGACAGCGAGCCCCACGCCAGCACCACCACTGACCCGCAGCGCATCACACTGGACCGCCCACCGGCCGCCGATATCGTGCAAGTGCGGATCACCGCCCAGCGCACCGTCACCCTCACGCACGGCGGCTATGCCGGCGCGGCAGACCCCTTGCCCGAAACCTCGGTGCTCTCCATCGTCAGCGTCACCCAAGGTGCCACCACCTTCGATGCGCCGGCGGACTACAAACTCACGGCAGGGCAAGTGGACTGGAGCCCGGCCGGTGCCGAGCCCGCCCCCGGCAGTGCCTACGATGTGACCTTCCAGTACATCGCCACCGTCGCGCCCACCGAGGTCGATGCGACCGGTTTCACCGTTGAGGGCGCGTTGCCCGGCACGCTGGTGCTGGTCACCTACACCCAGATGCTGCGCCGAATCGATCGTCTCTGCCTCGACACTGGCGGCAGCTTCGTGTGGGTGCGTGGCGTAGCCGCTGACTGGACCCCCCAACCCCCCACCGTGCCCGCCGAGTTGCTGCCCCTGGCGAGCATCTACCAAAGCTGGGACGCGGATCGGCGCGTGATTGCCGACGGGGTACGAGTGGTGCCAATGAACGAGCTGGCCGGCTACGCCTCGCGCCAGAACGCAATCATGGAAGACCTTGCAGAGCTGCGCCTTGCCGTGGATGCCGCAGGTCGGGACAGCGGCATCAAGAAGGGGCTCTATGCAGACCCCATGCTCTCGGACGATATGCGCGATGCCGGCATCACCCAGACGGCGGCGATCGTCGGCGGCGACCTGACCTTGCCGATTGCGGTCACCGTTCACCAGGTCGGATCGGCGATTACAGCGCCACAAGCTCCGGCGCACACCTTTGCCACGGTGCTCGAGCAACCCATGCGCACCGGCTCCATGCTGGTCAATCCCTACATGTCGTTTCAGCCGCCACCAGGCGAGACCATTCTGGTGCCCGCCGTCGATCGCTGGAGCGACGTCGAAACCCAGTGGAGCAGCCCTGTTACGGAGCGGCTCTACACCGGCAGTGGTAAGAGCGAGGTATTGTCCAGCCGCTACACCCTGGTCCGTACGCTCTCGGAGACCAGCAAAGACATCGAGCTGCTGCGGCCGATACCGGTCACGTTCGAGGTACGCAGCTTCGGCCCGGGCGAGCAGCTCGACCGCGTTGTCTTCGACGGTATCGAGGTTGACGCCGAGCCGGTCGAGGGCGGCAGTCTCGTGGCCAGTGCGGAGGGGGTACTCAAAGGGCGCTTCACAATTCCCGAAGGCGTACCCGCCGGCACCAAGTCGGTGATCATCCATGGCACAGGCGGCAGTCGCGGCGAGCAGTTCTTCCATGGCCAGGGCACTGCGGTGCTGCGCACTCAACAGTCTGTGACGGTGGAGAGTTGGGCGCGGTACACATCTCAGCCGGCGAAAGGCAAGATCGTCATCGGCCCCAGCACCGATCCTCTGGCCCAGACTTTCACGCTGGCCGAAACCTGCCAGTGTGCGGGCGTCGATCTGTGGTTCACCGCCAAGTCCACCGAGGTGATTGTGCAAATCCGCGAGACGGTGCAGGGCATGCCAACTGCACCGGGCTCCACCGCACCCGTCGAGGTACGACTGCAAGCGTCCGATATCGTCCTCGGAGGCGCGCCCACACGGGTCACCTGGCCGCCTGTCACGCTGCAGGCCGGGCGCGAGTACGCTTTGCTCATCCTGTGCGACGACCCCATCACTGCCCTTTCAATTGCCGAGCTCGGCAAGTGGGATGTTGCGTCGGGGCGTTGGGTCACCGTGCAGCCCTACCAGGTGGGGGTGTTGCTTTCCAGCTCCAACGCCAGCACCTGGACAGCTCACCAGGACCGCGACCTTGCCTTCCGCCTCCTGCGCGCCAGCTACACCGAAACCGAAAGGGTGATTGACCTCGGCACCGTCGCGCTTGAGGCTGCTACCGACCTGATGATGCTCGGCTACGCCGATCGTCCGGCCGCCGATGCAGGACTCTCGTTCGAGATCGCCCTGCCGGGCGGCGAGTCAGTGCGCCTGGGCGATGGACAACCGCTGCGCCTTTCCGCACCGGTGACCGGCGAGGCTCACCTCTACGCCCGTCTGCGGGGCAACGCCCGGCTTGCGGCGGTGCTTGCCCCCGGCGTGCAGCTTGTCGAAGGCCACGTTGCGGCATCGGGTACCTACGTTACCCGTGCGGTCAACGCCGGCGCGGATGTCACCGTAAAGGTCATCTTCGAGGGCGAGCTGCCCGGCGGATCTGCGGTCGTGGTGGAGATGCAGGCCGATGGCGCGGGGCCGTGGGTCGCGGTGCCCTACCTGTCCGCCGGATCCCCCTCGGCTGGCTACCGCGAGATCGTTCATGCCCTGGACGATGTGACGGCCGGCAACGTGCGAATCAGGCTTACGCTCACCGGCAACACCGCGGCCCGGCCGCGGGTGCGCAACTTGCGCGTTGTCACGCTTTAACCGGGGGGCGCCATGATCGACGATCGCACCCCCGCGCTGGATCTCCCGCTACCGCACCCCGACAACGACATCGGTGGAGATGTGCTGCGCTTGCGCGCGGCCCTCGCCCAGCTCGATGCCGCACTCGCGGTCGTAGGCCTGCAATTGGATACCGACAATCCAGACCTTGCCACCCTGAACCAAATCGGGAACGCCGTCGCGGAGTTGCAGGACACGCTGACGGAGTTCACCGAGGCTTTGATCAACGATAGCCAAGTCACCTCGGGCACGACGTGGTCCAGCGAACGCATTGCGGCGGAAGTCGGACGGGGTAGCGAGGCGAGCTACACCTACACCGGCGGCGTGCTCACAAGCATTTCCGAAACACTGCCGGGTGGCACTCGCACCACGACCCTGACCTATACGAGCGGCGTGCTCTCCAGCATGGCCGTGACCTATGCGGGAGTGACCCGCACCACGACCTACTCCTATACCGATGGCGTGCTGACAAGCACCGCAACTGTGGAGAGCTGATATGTCTGATGTATTAAGTCCCGTGATTCTGGATGTCGTGCGGCGTGGGGGGAAGTGGAAGACCCATCTCTTCACTGCATCTGGCACTTGGCCTCGCCCTGACGGTGTTGAGGTTGTCGAGGTTGAGCTGCTTGGTGGTGGCGGAGCGGGTGGAAGCGCCAGCGGGAGCACTGCGGGCGGGTCGTCGTCATTCGGGTCGGTAGTCGCTGCGGGAGGCCTGGCTGGAGGGTCGAGTGTCAGCTTTGGGTCCGGCGGCGTAACGGGCGTGACTTTCGATTCGTCGGTTCCGAGAACGCTGATTTCGATCAAAGGGGCTAACGGCGGGACAGGAGGAACCGGCGCAAGCACGCCAGCTCAGGCCGGAAATCGATCGCCTTCGCCGCTAAACGGGATTGGCGGTCCAGCCGGAACGCTCGTAGTAAATAGCAGCTACAACCGTCATGGCGGCGGCGGTGGGGCGGCAAGTTTCGGGAATGGTGGAAGCGGCGGGAACGGCGAGTCGTTCGTCACCATGGCAACCGCTGTCAGCGCTGGCGGAAATGCCACGGGGTTTGGGTCTGGTGGCGGTGGTGGTGGGGGTGTCACAAACGTGGCCGGATCGCATATTGACGGCTGCGGAGGTGGTGGCGCTGGCGAGTACATATCAAGCGTCCGTGTTCCAGTGTCAGGCGATGTCTCGGTGATCGTCGGAGCCGGTGGAGTCGGCGGCGCAGGGTCTTCGTCAAGAGGCGCAGGGGGGAACGGCGCCCCTGGCTTTGTTCGAGTTTACTGGCAGGAGTAACCAATTATGAGATACGCACTCATCAAAAACGGCTTCGTTCAGAACGTCATCGTCGCTGACCCCTCGTTCGCTGCAACCATCGAAGGCTACAGCCATGTGGAAGCGCTCGACGAGCCGGGAGAGCAGAAAGTCGCCGGCCCAGGCTGGGCCTACAACGCGGTCACAGGCGAATTCACTGCGCCGCCTGATATGGGCACCGATCCAGGCCAGCGGACCATCTCCGTGCTCGCGTTCCGCAGCCGATTCACCCCGGACGAAAAGGTCGCCATCTACACGGCAGCCAAATCGAGCGTTGAGATCCAGATCTGGCTGGATGACCTTGCCGCAGCCCAAAACAACGAAGTCAACCTTGACGACCCTCGAACAATCGACGGTGCGAACGCACTCGAGGGCGCAGGGCTGATCGGCCCTGGTCGTGCCGCGGAGGTGCTGGGATGACGCGCGCACTTGCATGGGCTCTGATTTGGTTCGCCTGCCTGCTTGTCTCTGTCTGGACCCTCATCGCATTGCCCGCATCGGCGGTGTTTGGCTCTGGCCGACGTGGCTGGCGGTTGGCGGTGTCCTTTGACCAACTTGGAAATGTTGCCGCTGGCGGCGACGAGGACGAAGTGTTCTCGGCCCGTTGCTGGCGCCTGCGTGCCCGCCCGGGCTACGCCCGCTGGGTGCGCGTGATCGACTGGCTATTCCTCAAACTGGCCGGCGAAACAGATCATTGCCGCACTGCATACGAGCATGAGCAGGCCCGCCCGAGGCCTGCAGCGCCGGGCTTGTTCTAGCGTCGCTCCTCACAACCCCGCGTGCGCCGCGACTTCGCGCGCGCGGGGCATCCTTGCCATGTATCTCCACTGGAGCCCAGCATGGCAAACGACTTTCATCACGGCGTACGCGTCATCGAGATCAACGAGGGCGTGCGTGCAATCCGCACCATCGCTACCGCGATCATCGGCATCGTCTGCACGGCAAGCGATGCCGATGCGGCTTTCTTCCCTCTTGATACCCCGGTGCTCATCACCAGTGTCCATGCCGCCATCGGCAAGGCGGGCACGCTCGGCACCTTGGCTGCCACGCTCGACGCCATTGCGGATCAGGCCACGCCCCTGATCGTGGCGGTTCGTGTTGCCGACGGCGTCGGCGAGAACGACGCCGAAAAGGCGGCGGATCTGGTGTCCAAACTCATCGGCACCACCACCGCAGAAGGTCAGATGACGGGCATGAAGGCCTTGCTCGGGGCGCAGACCGCCCTGGGCGTCAAGCCGCGCATTCTTGCCGTACCCGGGCTCGACTCCCTCCCCGTGGCAACCGAACTGGTGACCATCGCCCAGGCCCTGCGGGCCTTCGCGTATGTCTCCGCCTTCGAGTGCGAAACCAAGGAAGAGGCGGTGGCTTACCGCGACAACTTCGGCGCCCGCGAAGTCATGGTCATCTGGCCCGACTTCGTGCGCTGGGACACCGTCGCCAACGGCCCCGCGCCGGCCTTCGCCACCGCCCGCGCCGTGGGCCTGCGCGCAAAGCTGGACGAGGAGGTCGGCTGGCACAAGACGCTTTCCAACATCGCCGTGAACGGTGTCACCGGGGTCACCAAGGGCGTGTTCTGGGATCTGCAGAACCCGGCCACGGACGCTGGCTACCTCAACAGCAACGAAGTCACCTGCCTCATCCGGCAAAACGGCTACCGCTTCTGGGGCTCGCGCACCTGCGCGGAAGACCCCCTGTTCGCCTTCGAGAACTACACCCGTACCGCCCAGGTGCTGGCCGACTCCATTGCCGAGGCGCACATGTGGGCCATCGACAAGCCCATGCACCCCAGCCTGGTGCGCGACATCATCGAAGGCGTCAACGCCAAGTTCCGTGAGCTCAAGGCGCAGGGCTACATCATCGACGGCCGCGCCTGGTACGACGAAGAGATCAACAGCACCGCCACGCTCAAGGTCGGCAAGCTGTACATCGACTACGACTACACCCCGGTGCCGCCGCTCGAGAACCTCGTCTTCCAGCAGCGCATCACCGACCGCTACCTGATCGACTTCGCCGCCCGCATCGCCTGATCGGCCGGCCCCTGAGAGGACACCCCCATGGCACTCCCGCGCAAGCTCAAGAACTTCAACCTCTTCATCGACGGTATCTCCTTCGTGGGCGTCGCCTCCGAAGTGGTACTGCCCAAGCTCACCCGAAAAATGGAGGGCTTTCGCGGCGCTGGCATGAACGCCGAGATCGACACCGACATGGGCATGGAAAAGCTCGAGGTCGAGCACACCTACGCCGGCATCAACCGCGACATCTTCAACCAATGGGGCGTCACCAAGGCTGATGCCGTGCTGCTGCGCTTTGCTGGCGCCTACCAGCGCGACGACACCGGTGACGTCGACGCGGTCGAAGTGGTCATGCGAGGCCGCCACAGCGAGATCGACCCGGGCAGCAGCAAGGCCGGCGACGAAACCGATTTCAAGGTGAAGAGCTCGCTCAGCTACTACAAGCTCAGCATCAACGGCGAGGTCGTCATCGAGATCGACATCCTCAACATGATCGAGATCGTCAACGGCGAAGACCGCATTGCCGATCAGCGCGCCGCGATTGGCCTGTGATGAAGATCCTCATCCAGGCCATGGCAATGGGCTTCCTTGTCGGGGCGATGTTCATGGCCGGCACCAAGGCAGCGGACTGGGCCATCCCCGACAAGCCCCGAGCTGCGCTGCAGCTGGAGCTGATCCCCGAGCCTGAAAACACCCCATGCACCGCTGTCGCGGACGAGATCCGCGTGGAGATTTAACGATGAGCACCTCGCGCAGCCGCGTACCTGTTGCCCCGGGCATGCCCGGCTGGTTCGACCCCGCCGCCGGCTGGACCCCGCCTGGCAATACCCAGCGGCCCGCCACCCCGCCCCCAGCCGGCTCGGTTGAGCATGGGCTGCGTCAAATTCCGGCGATTGTTGAGATCGATCGCGTTACCGGGGAGCTTGTGAGGATCTCTGCCGAGGGTCGCGAGCTGCCAGTTTTGACGTATCGAAGCCGCCCGGATGGGGGGAATAGATTTTCCGGGATTACGCTGCGCGCAGAGCAGGATCTGCTCAACCCTGCGAACTGGATCGACAGCGGACCCTACATGACGCGTCCAACTGCGCTCGGGTCGTGGTCGCATCTGTCGATCATCGAGACCGCCCGGTGCCCGTCG